CCGCCATACTTTTGCAACCCTCATGAAAAAAATTGACGCGCCGGACGCTGACAAAATGGCCATGATCGGGCACACTTCGATGGAAATGACCACACATTACACCCATACCGACCTGAAATCTGCCGTAAATATCGCCACACAGCTCTAATTTGCCCTCTTGATATGGTATGCAACAGAGTATGCAATAGACCAAAACAGACCGGTTTAGTCCGATTCATACCAGTATAATTTCGCAAAGGAACAAAAGAAAAGTACCGCAAAACATACGTTTTGCGGTACTTTCTGGTCCGAGTGACTAGATTCGAACTAGCGGCCTCTTGAACCCCATTCATTCAGAACACGTTGATTTTACAATAGAAATTTTGCTGTATCTGCAATAGATATGCAATAGGGGTTAGCTGTTACGGAGCACAACTCCATGATAATACCCAGCCATCTTCGCCTCCGGGCCTCCGGCATCCTTATCCATGAGGAAGGCTTTTGCAAGGTCGGCATAGAATTCTGGCCGGTCGAGGCCGTATTTCGCCGCCACGGAATAATAATCCGAATACATCATGTTCATCGCCGTATTCCAGATGCAAGGCTTCATATTGACACCTGTGATATTGGCTACGGCATCCGTCTGGCTCATCGACCAGCGCGGGCCGGTCGTGCCGTCTTCGTTTTCCATCTTGGCCGTCCATGCTTTGGCATCGTCCTCGGTAAAGCCCTCGGCCTCGTCGTGCCCGTCCATGCGGCGCAGCGCACAGATGGCATCCGCGTACACCGTGACTTCTTCCGCGCGCCCCAGCGTCACCGGACGCCCCATGATCTCATGCAGCTGCCGTTTCAGTTCTTCGATATAATACTCTTTTCCCATGTCAAGCCTCCTGAATGTATTTGTAAAGCTTATCGAGATCGCCCACGTCAAAGCGCAGCTCTCCAATTATCGGCACCGTAATCGGCAGCTTCTGGCCGTCAAAGCGCGGCCTTGCCGCATTATAGAGCCTGTCAAGGTCGATATTTCCGGCCTCGTCCATCACGCCCATCATCTGCACCGCTGGATTTTCACGCAGCTTGAGCAGCTGCGCCTTGCCGCCATCCATGATAAGTGCAAGCGCGATCCCGGCTCCAATGCCCTTGCCCATCGGCAGATGGGGAATGATCTCATTGTCGGCGAATTTTGCCGCGCCTCGCATAGCCTGATCGATCGTTACCATAAGGATACCTCCGTGTTAAGATCGGGGCGGCTATTGCCGCCCCTTTTTGCTTAAGTCGTCGTGGTGGTCGTGGTCGGAGCCGTCCAGCTGTTATAACGCTGCATCGGTTCCGGGCAGACGTTGTTGATGGGGATCACCGTCTTGGTCAGGCCCGACAGCGTAGCCAGCTCGTTCTGCATACAGGACAGGTTCGCCACGGTCTGCGCGTTGACGACACGCTGCTGGCACAGCTGCTCTTCGACGCTGCGAAGTCGCCCATCCGTGTACTTGTACATTTCGAGCATCTTCTGATCCGTGTACGTGTTCGCATCGCGGAGCTTTACTTCCGTTTCCAGCTCTGCGATTCGTGCCGCCTGAGACGCCTCATAGCGGCTTACGAGATGGTTGTCGCTGTTGCTTGCAGCCATCGCCGCTGCAGCCGGATTCGCGCCCCAGCCGCCGAACAGGTTGCTCAGACCGCCGCCAAACACGCCGAGGCCCGTGCCGATCGCGCCGAGCGTCACACCGAGATTCCCCTTGCCGTTGCTTGCGTATTCCATGTAAAAAATCCCTCCAAAAAATGTAGTGAACTGGCCAGCTCCTACGATCAGTATGATGGAAATGTCCGTCACGAAACAGCCAACGTCCGGGCCAGAAAAAGGCCAAAAAAAGCACAAAAAAGAGGCAGACACAGCGCATGCCGTGTCTGCCTGTTTACATGTGCGCGGAAAGTGCGTCCGTACACCGCTTGATGATGTTTTTTGTACCGTTGAGGGAAAGTCCCTCATGCTCTGCGATCTTCTCCTGCGTCCATCCGTCGCAGAGGTATCGCCGCATGATGTCGCGGTACGAATCCTTTAGAATCCATTCAGAGATCAAACGCTCCCACTCGCTGCGCGGCAAGTCTGGCCAGCCGCGCCGCATCGTTTAGCCTCCTTTGTGATTCAGGATCGGGACATTGCCTTTGTTCGACACTTCGAGATCCAGCGCCTTTGCGATGTCCCGAATTTTAATATAATTCGTACCGTCCTTCAAGATGCGCTCGACCTCGATCTCTTTGCCGTCGACGATCATCTTCGATTTCGTGACCACCTCGTCCACCTCCTCCAAGAGTTTCTTAAAATCGGCCCATTTCTTTTCGTCCACCAGCGGCAGCGGACACAGCTTCATCGAAATGTCGTAGTGCCGGATTGCGGCCTGCACGCCCGGAAGCTGCTTCAGCAGCATTTGATAAAGCCGCGCAGCGTTGCGCATCGTCGCTTCCGGGATGTAATACTTGCCGGATGCGTCCGTGTGGCTCACCATCTCGATACTGACGGTGTTGTAGTTGCCGTACACCTTGCCGAATTTGCCGCTCCTGCCGTCGCCCACGGCCCATGCGACCACGTCCAGCGGCACACACTGGTAAACGGTATCACCCTCGTCGACCACGAAATGCGCCGAAGCGGCGCGTCCCTCGCTGCCGTTCGCGAAGTACCTGGCATTGCCGAGCGCCGTCGCGTGCTGGCCGGTGTTGGCCGTGTAGTGGAACACAATGGCCCGGATGGCCGAGAGCGGACGCTTGCCGCCCACTCTCGTTGCCCGGATGGTATCGTTAATTTTCAGTGCCATCGCCGTCACCCTTCGCATCCATCGCGTCCTGTGCCTTCTGCGACTGCGTGCCGAAATAGAACGTGATGACCATCAGGAAGATCGTCAAGAAGTCTTTCCCTGTGATATCACCCCGCAGCGCCAGCACCGTAAACACCACCGTCAGCAGCAGCGTCACCAGCGACTTCACGCTCAGCAGATTCGAAAGCCGTTTCATAATTTTGTCCATGTTATGTACTCCCTTCATTATGCTTTTTCCGTCCCTTTGTTCCAAACTTTCATGGCGCCGGATTTTGTGTATTTTGCCTCATGGTTTTTCGCGGCAATGTAGCCACAATGTGCGCATTGGTACACCAAGAGATTTTTATCGTCTCCGACTTGTTTCAGCACCGGGAAATACCCACATAACGGGCAGGCGTTCAGTTCTCTCATATCGTTTTGTTCCTTTCAGTCCTTCAACACAATTTCCATGATCTGAGCCACGGAGTCCGGGCCGTATTTCTCGGCCCATTCGTCCATGAATTTCTGCGCGTACTTCGCGCGGTTTTCATTTTTCGTTTTCCACTGGTAGACGCCGAGCGCCGTCGCCAGCAAGCCGATCCACGCAATCGTGACCTCCACCACCGGAAGGCCGCAGGCGCACAGCACGATCAGCACGACCGCAACCGTGATAATGAGCGCCAGCGCCGTCTTTGTGTAATTAACTTTCATGCCGTCCGGCCTCGCACTGCTCTTCGAGCTTATGGAGCGCCTTTTTGACATCCCCATTGCCGCCGCGATTGACGTACTTCTTCCCGGCGATCAGCCTCTCCGACATGGGCATCTCGTCCGACATGATCGTGAGGCGCAGGATGCTTAAATACTGCTCATCCTGCAATCTCGTGATCTTGTCGATCTTCTCGTCGATCGCCTTCAGGTGGGCGCTCTGCGCGTCGCCCTTTCCTTTCTTCTTCTGGATCGCGCTGACGATTGCCTGAACGACGGTCGTCAGCGCAGACGAGCCGAGGATCGCTACAATGATCGTGGTCGCATCCATTTCTTACTTCCTTTCCCGGCACAAAAAATGCCGCCTTTTCAATTTCCGCCGAATTGGCGGATTTTTTATGCCTGTTCCTGCCAGCCTGCCGGATATGCTGTGGGCGAATATACATTCGCGTCAATCAGGCTGATATAGTGCTTGCCCTCAAACGTCACCTTATCGCCCTTTTTGTACGCATCGTGCGCACCAGTGGGTTGCACAAATTCAGGCCATTCGTCCAGTGAAACGACCACAAACAGCGCCGGTGTCTTATCCGGTACCCAGTCAGCCTGTGACGTGTGCGCTTGCACCACGCGGTAAAGCGTCCCGCCATACTGGATGCGCTCGTCCACGGCGTAGGCCACGCCCGCAGCCCACGCTGGGAACAGCTCTACGGATTCCAGCGCGTCCGCGTCCGTCAGCGAGACTGCAGCTTTTTCAATGTAAGGCCGCAGCGCTCTTGCGCGTTCTGTATAGGTCATCATTCCGCCTCCCCAAGTAAAATTTTCGCCGCTGTTTCTGCATCTGTGAGTGGCAATGCCGCACCCATTTCCTCATAGCTGCCTTCCGGTTCTGTGCCTTTCAGCAGCTTGCCCGCAAGCCGGAACACCGTATCAGACAGTGCCTGATATTCCTTCCCGTCCTCGTCGGTCAGCGACACGGCCATCTTCGCACAAAAGCCCTCGGCCTCGGCTTCCTTGCACGGGACATAGCATCCATTGCCGTGCAGTCGAATGAGCATAATGCTGTCTGCATACCCGGCAAATGCGCCGTCCTTCTTTACTGCATACATGGTGTCCCTCCAAATTTCTCTTGATAGATTTTCTCCAATCGCTCGGTGCTGGCCGTCCGCAGCCGATTCTTCCAGTAGCCGTTTTCCTGTCCCGGCCATAGCTCATCTACAAAGTCCTCGCCGCATCCATGCTTCTCATACCATCTGTAGAGCTTTTCCAACATCGCTTGCCGTCTCTGCCCCTCGTCGGTGTTGGGACGGAAGTGCTCCCAACCGTTTTCACTTGTTACACAGCAAATCGGCTTGCCGTTGAGATAGAGGAATTTTTCATGCTCCTGTAAGACTGTGCCGAACGGGATGTTGACATCCCCGGAAAGACTTTTGCCCTTGAAGCGTTTGTATGTGATGTAGTCCATATTCGTACCTCATACGCAAAAGCCCACTACTAGGGCGAGATCGGTTGCCGAATATGAACTCACATAAGTCACATAACTTGCCTGATTCATGTTAACAACAGCGCGAAACGAATCTCCATCTCGAGAGCGAAGCCACCAAGCCGCATACTCAGTCGTTTTATCATGCCTATAGACAGACGGATTATTTCCAGCGGCATAGTACGCATACTGGGCTTGTTTTCTTGCTTCGTACTGGTTAGTGGTACTAGTGTCAATAGTCCCGCGCACTTCAAATTCGCCTAGCAGGAAAAAATAATCATTTGTTGCTGTGATGTTGCTCTCCGAGGAAGTGCTACCGTTACTGGCATTATCTGTATACTTTGCAACTGATTTAATGACGGCGCGAAGTTCCTCTGGAATAACAGCAATCATTGTCCCTGCATAGCTCATAAGACTTGTGCCACAAATGTTATTACGCATGTGTGAGTCTCTCCATCCCGCACTATTTGAGGATCTGGGATTCATGATAAACCCACTTTCATAGTTCTGAGTGTTATAGCCCGGATCACATAGTCCAATAGTTTTGCCGCCGGACAGCGCCGTTTTGCCTAACTGGAAATGAATGCGGTTTGCGCCCTCGACGCTGGCATTGTGATTGAATCCGATGATAAACGCATACGTCGTGAAGTTAGAAAGGGTCAACGCACCAACTGTGCCGTTCAGCGTGACCGCCTTTCGGTCGCCGATGCTCCAAAAGTTCGCGCCTCTTCCAGCATCAGAAATGCCACGAATGGTTTCCCATGAATTATCATTCAATGTGGTTGATGCAAATACCAGAGTTGTATCATACGAAGATGCAACTTTCACAATATTACTCTCACTTGTTGCCCCACCCAATGTTGCACTAACCGTCCATTCTCCTTCTTCAGGAACAGTCAGTATACACATTCCGTTGACGGATGTGCCGCTCACGACCTTGCTTCCTTTCGTGGCGGTAACAGTTGCACCAGATGTCACAGACACGATGATTTGCAGCTCTGTACCGGTCTGAATGGCCTGAATCGCTGTCACAAATCCGTCCGGGTACACAAGCGAATCCGATGTGCCGCCCTTTTCCCGGATAGCTGATGCAACCTTTGTCAGGTCGGTTGTGTTTGTCAAATATTCAGCCATCAGAAACTGCCTCCATTCGCGTTTGCAATCTCCGCAGCCGCCCATGCACCGGACACAACACGCAGGAATTTTCCATTGTCCGAAGCAGTGACCGTGGGCAGCTCCTTCGCGCTCCATGCGTCCTTGTTGTTCTGGACGTCAGACACCGCCTGATCGATCTCTGCGCCAGTGTGCGCACTGTTGTACTGATCTGCCATAAAATCACTCCTTCATGCAGAGAAATTCCTTGCCGTCTGCCGTCAGCATGGTCTTTGTCGTGCCGGACGGAACAAAACCATAGTTATCATTCCAGCTTCCGTCCGCTCCCTGTGCGTATAGAGAAATTCTGTATTCTCCATCACCGCTCAGGAGAAAATCGTCGTAGACCTCAAAGGTTCGCTCCGTCCCCGCCGGGGTCTGGGAAAAGGACGCAATGAGCGCCCCTTTCCCTCGCCCCCAGTCCTCGCCGGTTTTCGTCGCGCGGCACTCGAATGCCTGATATGCGATGTCCGACGAGAATTTTACGGTGATGGAATCGAAACCCGAGACTGCCGAGATTTTATTCCCCGTGATGGTGAACGTCAGTCCCGGCGCGGCCATTACGCCACGCTCCAAGTCCCGGCGGCGTTCTTCACAAAGACCTTGATGATCTTCGTGCCGTCGCCGGAGGATGCCGTCGCAAGGTCAGCGCCCTTGATGGTGACATTGATCGCCGTGGCCTTCTTGTAGCCGCCCTTGCTGCCGCTGGTGTTGCTGGAACCGCCAGTGGTGGGAATCTGTGTACCGGCGTCGTGGAGGCTGCTGGTGCTCGGCACGACACGCACAGTGTACTCCTCGAAGTCCACATCGGATGTGAAGGAGAATGCGCAGGTGTCGAAGCCGGAGACTTTGGAGATCCTGGTCTTGTCTGGGCCAGTGATCGTGACCACCGGAACTGCTGTGTTGACCGTGATAGAAGCTGTGACTGCAGCCGTTTCGTTGCCGACGTCATCCCGCACCTTGATATGTACGGTTTTCAGGCCATCGCCTTCCGTCAGAACGATAGACTTGCTGGCCGCGAAGGTCTCCCACGATGCGTCCTCTTCCGTTGCCGCTGCCTTGATGCCCCAGAGCTTCATTTGGTAGCCGGTCTTGGTTTCATCCGTCAGCGTGATCGTTGCGGTGACGGTGTTGCTGGTTGCATACGTCGCGCCGCTGTTGAGCTTCAGTGTCAACCCAGACGGTGCAAGCGTATCAAGAATTAGATTGAAAAAACTTGCCATAGGTTATGCCCCTTTCTTTTCGCTCAGTTCGATGTATAAATATCCGCCCGGGCGGGTATAGATGGGTTCTTCGCCGATGCAGGCCTTCTTAATGCCCATCTCACCGACAAACAACTTCTTGAGCTGCTCTTCTCCGACTGTGATCATTCCGTCACCCCCGAATCAGATACAGTGTCTTCGCGTCCTTGACGGCCAGCGCATCAAATTCCGCCCGGTCGAGGACTGCAATGGTGTTGATCTGCGCGGATGAGACGTTTCCGCCGCCACTCCCGCCGGGTGACACCCGCAAGGACGGCAGGCTGAATTGGATGCTCGGCTTCCCGCCGATGTCAAAGTGGATCATCACAGCACCACCTTACTGATGGAATCGCTCACGCGGATGCCCTCAATGCTGGCGCCGATGACAACCGGCTCCGCGCCGGTAAACTTGACGCGGATCTGAACGGCCTGAGAAGCGCTTTTGAACTGAAAGGTTTCCTCCTGCGTCAGCGGGAACAGGAAATTCCCATCCTCGTCCGTTGTCACCTCGCCGGGGTAGATTTTGCGCAGCTTGCCGACGATGAACTCGATCATCTCAATCTTGGATAGGTCGAGCGGCGCGCCGTCCTGCGTCCCAGTAAATACAATGGCGTACTGGTCGCCCTGCATGATTTTCAGGCTCATAGCTACCTCCTTACTTTGGCTTGCCGACCTTGCACAGCACCACATAGCTGCCGCTGACGCGGGCGATCAGGACGCGATTGCCGGCGGCAAATGTGACGTCCGGATTGCATCGGTAGTGCTTGGCCGTCGCCTCAGTCTGGCCGGGGAAGATCAGCGAGACGCCGTCCGTGTACTTCGCGCCGATGGTTGCCAGCGAGAGCAGCGGCGTTTCCTGCGGGCTCTCCAGCGTGGCCGTAAACAGATCCATCATGCAATCACCGTCCTTTTCGCTGTGTGCTGCATCATCTGGCCGGCGGCCATGGTCAGCGACCAGCCGGTCTCCTCGTAGATCCCGGCCAGTTCCGGGTCGTCGATGGAGATGATGTCCCCGACGCCGTGGCCTGGCTCATTAAGTGTCTGAAATGTGATGGTTCGTGCCGCTAACATGGACTCGTTCCGGGCGCGGTCTGCGGCGGCCTGAAGCTCATCCTGACTTGCAATGTTGTCCACACGCTGCACATCCACGATGCGCATTTTGCGTTTGAACGTGGACGTGCTGGACGTCGGGGACTCGTTGACCGCCGTGGCCACCATGTCGGCATCGAGATCCGGATTGCTGCAGATTCGGACAAAGACGTTCGGCGCATTGAAAATGTCCGTCTCGTCGTTGTGATCCGGCCCGATCGGCTGCGCGTGGACGACGTCGGTATCGGAATAGGCATGATCGATGCGGTCGGCGCTGGGCTGTTCATACGGCTCCAAATGCGCGATGCCGCTGCCGTCGAACCACACATCGCTGTAATTGATCTCGGCCAGCAGCTGATTGATGATGGCCAGATAGGTCGTACCGATCTCCCAATCCTCGCGGTCGGTCTGGAGCGTGGCTGTGGACGGAGCCGCAATGACCAGCCCGATCCCGGCTTCCGTCAGCATCTGGCGGATCTTTGTGATGTAGGACGTGCCGGCGGCGATGTGCAGGATGTTCTCCGTACGCTGGTTTTGCAGCCGCCAGCAGCGGTCGTATGCCTCGATCTGGACGACCGTGTTGTAGCGGTCGGTCGCGCGGCTCGGAGTGGCCGTCTGGAAGACGCCCAGCGGCGTCTCCACGCCGTTCAGCCGCATGACGGGCTGCAGCTCGTCTGACAGTAGATCGACCGTGTCGGGCACGTAGAACCGCCCGGAGAAGCTGCCTTTGATCTCGGCATCCTTGTTGACCATGATGTTTGGGTTGTCGCCGCTGCGCCAATGGAGCCGGGCAAACTCGGCTCCATTGCGCAGGACGTTGACGTGGTAGGAGACGTCACGAATCAAGGTCGATCTCCTCCTTTCGGTCGATCTGCTCGATGGTGAAACTGTAAGTGCTGAAGAAATCGTCGGAGCTTTCCGAAATGCTGGCCGGGTAGCCGATGGTCATGTTGCCCTCCGGCGTCTTGCAGCAGGTCATGTGTCCGAGCAGTGCCCGGAGAGACTGCCGCTCCGCGTCGTCCGCGCAGACGCAGGTGATCTGCAGCGCGCGGGACTTAAATTCGCTCCGCTCGGCGACCGGGTAGGTGTGCCCGGAGAGCTGGACATATTGGATGTCATGGGACAGGTTCAGGCCCGTGCTGCGGTGTGCCGAAGAATCATAGAGGAAATGCAGCCATTCGCCGCGCTCCATGTCGTAGAGTCGGACGTTGTCTGTGCTGACCGTGACCTCCACGGCCTCGGACAGACTGTAATTGTCGCTGTTGTCGTAGCAGCCGCGCACCTGATAGCGCACACCACCAATGCTGGCTGCATCGGTGTAGCTCGGTTCCGTGACCTTTGCGATAGCCACGCCATTCCGATAGACCAGATAGTAGTCAAAGCTGCCCGGCGTCCATCTGAGTGCCGCCTCGATGCCGCCCTCGGCGGTCAGCCTGATCGTGCCGCCCGGTACGTTTGTGACCGGGAACGCCGCCGTGCCCCACGGCGACCAGAAGCCGTATTCGTTTTGCACACGGACGCGCACCGTGTAGCTGCCATCGGCCAGATAAAATGGGGCTTTCCACGTCTTCCCGGTTCCGAAGCGCGTACCGGAGGCATAGACGCCATCGATCTCGACTTGGTAGGCTTGTTGTTCCGTCGTCTGCCAAGATACTGACGGCCTAGGCGTAGACGATTGGACTAAAACCACCGGCGCATCCGGTGTGCCTACACAAATAAACTCTGCGGCCGAGCTCCAATCACTTGCGACACCGTCGCCGTTGTAAGTGCGCACTCGCCAGAAATGCGTACCCGTTTCGATGCTGCCCGCTGCTACGGTGTAATATGTATCTGCGCCAGTCACCGTGGCCAGCGCCGTCCAGACCGTCCCATTGTCCGAAATCTGCAATTCGGCTTTCGTTTGCGGCGTACCAGTTGTGATGACGTGTGCCCAGCGGAAAACAGCATCCGCATTTTTATCGATAATGTCATTGACAGGGCTGATTGGAACGGCTGTTGATTTCTCATCCTGCAGGATGATGGTCAACCATGCGTCCGCAGTGCTGGTTTGGCCATTATTGCTGGTGATTTTAGGACGAATCTGAACTTGCGATTTTCCTGAAAATGTACCAGCTGGGATTACAAGTTGCTGTGCAGCGCCGTTGGCCATTTGTATTTCCTGATCAGAAGTAGATCCTACATCACGCCAAATGACGGAAATACCTGTCTGATAAACTTCTGCATAGCAAAGTCCAGATTGTGTCGTCGGAACAGATAATTCGATGTCGGCCCCGGCTGTTTTAGATATGGTTTTCCCGCCGAAATTTGACGCCCATGTATTTGCATACATTTTCACAATGTCAGAGTCATCGATTGTCAAGATTAACTTTGGCTTGTACGTGCCAGCCGGAGTGTGTGCAGAAAATTTGCCATAATAATTTGAGACTTCCACACCGTACAAAAACACCAGTCGATTGCTATATCTAGGAGATGACAGCAGGTCCAGCGTAACATGCCCAGCCGTGGTGAATTTAGAGCTGACGGATGCGGTTGGCCTGCTCGGCTTGTTGGAGAAAGTCATCGTATTGACATCGTAGTCTTTGTCCATCACGCCGCCTCGAAGCATACAATCCCCACCATATGATGAGACTTCAATTATTGAAGCCACATAGAAGTCTGCAGACACATGTGAAATTCTGTTGTACTTCCATGAATAATTTCCAATGGCAGAGAATTTGCAGAAAAGAAAATCAGTATAATCAAAGGTCACAACTGGGCTTGTGTGATCGTTTTTTGTTTGGTCCGCCTGATCGCAAAACGCGAACACATCCATTTGCAAGGTTTGCGTGCTCATCCTGTCGCACCTCCCATTCGAACCACTCTGCGGCGCTCCTGCACAATGCGGAGGATGTCCTCAAACTCCCGCACCGTGTGGGCGTCGATCGTGATGTTGTAAGTATCGCCGCCGCTCTGGCGGGTCTCCTGCGCGGTCAGGATGCGCGTGCCCTGCGGCAGGATCGCGGTCTCCGCGCCGTGCTCGCTCAGCAGCGTCCGCCCGCCGGGAAACCAGTCTGTGCCGCTGGCATTCCTGCGCCACGACCCGGCATTTTTCCACGCCTCAAAGGTCCCTTGCGCCGTCCCAGCGGAAACCTCGCTGTTGTACATCGACCGCAGCTCCGCGTCCGTGTAGGTGCCCTCGGTAATCCAGCCCGCAGACTGCGAATAGCGGTAGCCATTATAGGCACCGCTGGCACGCTGCATGTTGCTGAGCTGGCCGGAGCTGGCGTTCAGGCCGAGCGCGGTTTTGATCTTGTCGCCGTTGAACGTAAACAGACCGACGATAACGTTGGCCGTGTCTGCAATCAGGGCAACCGTTTCTGCGATCGGTTTCAACGCTGCGGTCAAAGCCGGAAGGACAGCGGAGATCAACGAACCGAGCGGCGCCAGCAGCGCGACAGACGATTCGAGGATACTGCCAAAAGCATCGACCGCGCCGGACTCGACCAGCGCTTTACCGACCTTCTGGATCAGATCTCGGATGTCCTCCAGCGCTTTTGTCAGGTACGGTGCAAACTCGGCGGCCATCTGATTTTTGACGGCCTCCTGCGTTTTCTGCAAGGTCTGGAAACCAGTGTCTACGGCTTTCAGCGAGGTCAGCGCGTCATTGTCGAGCACATAGCCCATTTCGTGCGCTTCGTCGGCGTATTTTTTCAGCGCGTCGCTGCCCGCGTCGATCAGCGGGTTCAGCTCCTGCGCCGACTCAGACATGAGGTCCATTGCAACGGCGTCGCGCTCTGTGCGGTTTTCCATCTGTCCGAGCGCGTCGATGGTGTCGTAAAACACATCCTCGGCGCTGCGGAGATTGCCATCCGCGTCCGTGATGGCCACGCCGAGCTTAGCATAAGCGGCGGCGGTGGCCTCATTGCCATCGCGCGCCTCCTGCATCTTGTTTGTGGTCTCCTTGAGGGAGTCACGGATGCGGTCGGACGAAACGCCGATCATTTCGGCGGCATAGTCAAACTCCTGAATGGATTCTGTTGACGGCCCAGTGACGGAGGACAGCTTCAGAATTTCGGACGCCGCAGCGCCTGCCCCTTTCGTGATGTCAACGAGTGCTTTTTCGGCCTTGACCACGGCAGCGGCCACAAGGCCGAGACCGGTCACGGCCAGAGCAGCGCCCGCGTTGATGCCGTTGAGAGACTGCACGGCCTTCTGTGCGCCCTCCGGGAGCTGGATGCCAAATTTCCCGGCCACGTCCGTCAGCGCGTCACCAAGGCCGCGGACAACCTCGTCGTTGCCGGAGAACTCCTCCTTGAGATTGGCAAACAGACCCTTGATGCCGCCGCCCTGTTCCTTGGTGTCAGACAGCGCCTTTTTCAGCTTTCCAAAGGCGGTCGTCGTGCCGTCTGTCTCTTTCTGGGCCTTTTGGAGCGCGTCCTCGTTGTCCTTCAATGCACGCTCCATTTTGACCAATTCGGCCTGTGCGTTGTTAAGCTGCGTTTTCCAGCGATTGGTGCGCTCGTCGGCTTCGCCGTAGGCGGAAGCCGACGACTGGAGCGCCTTTTCGATCTGCTCGATTTTTTCCTTCTGCGTCAGGATCGTGCGGTCGAGGATGTCATTTTTCTTGGTCAGTGCTTCGACGCTGTCCGCGTTATCCCGAAACTGCTCGGACGCGAGATTCAGCTCGGATTTCAGAACGTTCAGGCCGCTCTTGATCTCGGCCAGTGCAGCCTTGTATTCCCGCTCGCCATCCAGCTTGATTTTTGAGTTGATACTCGGGGCAGCCATCAACCGCCACCTCCCATCAGATATGCCGACAACGACAAGCGGGCGGGCTTCTCCGTCTCCACAGGAGACTCAGAAACGACACGCCGGCCCGGTGCGCCCATGAGCTTAAAAAACTCACGGTAAAGCGCTACGCACCGCGCCGGCGTCATTGTCCGCCAGAAAACGGCCTCGTCGTTATGCAGGACATTGATCCAGATATTCAGGTACCAAGCAAAGTTCAGGCCGTCGCTGCCGCTTCCTTGGTCTCCACGTTTTTTGTTTCTTCTTCGGACTGCTCCGCCTCGTCATCATCCGGAGCCAAGACCGCTGCGAACAGCAGGCCAAACACATCGCCCTGGATGCGGCGGAACTCCTTCCAGCTCACCACACGGCCGATCTCGCGATCCGTGACGGAGAGATCCAGCCCAGCAGCGTTCGCGGCCTCGTTGACCAGCGCCGCGAGCAGCCGCGTGAAATTCCGGAAGGAACGCTTCTCATCAAGCATCTCATCCAGTTCGCCGGCCGCCTGAAGATCTGCCAGCACGTTGAAATTGCAGCAGAGCTGGAGCGTGTGGCCGCCATACTCAAACGGCAGCGTTTTCAAACGGAGATCCATGGTTTATCCTCCCTCCGTGACGACGGTCGGTTCCGTCGTGAAGCAGGCGTCGAGCCATGCAATGGCCTCGGCCTCGGTGTCAAACGAGTCCCACTCCATCAAGTGGCCTGCGTCATCGACCAGCGCTTCGCCGGAGGTCGTCGGCGTCTGGAAGTTGATCTGCTCGCCCATGGTCTGGAGCGTCTTGCTGGGCGGGCCGAACAGCGTCTTGTGGACGAAGATGGCCGTGAACTTCTCCACGCCGTCGATCATATCCGGCGCATAGAATCCGCTGCCGACGTACTGTCCGGTCGAGGTCTTGCCGTAGGCCATGCTCTTCACGGTCTTGGGCGAGCCGGAACCGACCGAACGGCTCAGCTCATACGCTTTGAAAAGCAGCTTCTGCGTCTCGTCCGGGATATACTTCACGCCCTGACTGACTGTCAGGCCCGTGACCTTCTTCATGTACTCGGCCAGCGCGGACTCGGCATAGAGACGCCCCTCCGCGAACTTGAGTTCGAGGTTGGCCGTCATTGCGTCGCCCATGGACATCGGCGTGTCATAACTGATTTTCTTCTGCGTTTTGTCGTAATTGTATTTCGCGACCTTCATGCCGCGAAGATCAAATTCAGGCATGTCATTCTCCTTTCAGAATGTCGGCAGCGACGTCGGACATTTTGTCGTTGGCCTGCTGCCAGGTGTTGTGTACCGCGGTCGACCAGTAATAGTCTGCCGGGATCTTGCCGCCGGTTCGCCGGCCGTAGTTCAGCACAAAACCCTTTGTGCCGTACCGCTGCCCACGTTTGTCCTTCCCGTGGATCGTGACGAACATATACGGGACGCCGTTTTTGTCCTTCCGGACGACACGAGCCTTTGTGATATGCCGCAGCGTCTCGCCAGTACGCCGCTGTCGGCCGGGGCTGTTATGTCCGGACTCCACAAAGGCAGATTTTACAGAGGTCAGCATGACCTCGGAGCCGGCTGTCAGCATCCGCTTCACGTTCTCGTCGGTAAACAGATCGGCCTTATTCAGCTGCCGGATGGCCTCTTCAATGCCGTCGGTCTCCATCTGCGCCATCAGATCACCTCACAGGGAATGTCCGTGTAGTAGGTGGCTGTCTCGACGTCATAGGAGTGCTCCGGCATCTGCATCGCGATATGTGCATCCGCCAAAGCCTTTGAGACTTCGGCGGGGAGCGTATCATCCTCTGTTTGCGTGGCAACCGTGACAACAGCCTGATAGATCGTGGCAAAGGGGCGGCCGTTCGCATAGGCATAGCGCTCGCCGGTCGGCGTCCAGACCAGATAACGGAGCAGCGGTGTGCCATTGTCCGCAGCTTCCGAGGCCTGCACCTTGTAGACCGCATCCGGTAGGACGGTCTTGAGCGCGTTTTCAATCTTGGAATAGCTCATATTTCCCCTCCGGTTCCGCGAGACTCAGCGTGTTGATGTCGAGACCATCCGCGTCCTGCTCGCGCTGCGCCTGGTCGATGCGGTAGATATGGCCGTCCTCCAGCGTGCAGTATTGGTCAGCCTCGATCGGTGCGTCGAAGACGCTGCGCGGCATGGAGACCATGCGCACGAGCTTCTGCCCGGCCTGCTTCCCGGCGTAAAACCGGGAGGCGTACACCGTGCGCTCGCAGTAAAAGTGCTGGCTGACGGCCTTGAGCTTGCGCACGGCAGGAGACCGACCAGGGAGCAGCGTATAGATCGTCAAAATCTTGTCGTAGATCATCCGCCGTCCCTCATTTTCTCGTGGCACAGCCGATCCTTGATCATGATGTCAAGATTCCGGGGGAGTGCCGCCCGCTCGGTGTTGCCGCGGGCACGATACATCCACGCGGCCACGGAGCCGACCAGCATGTCATCCTCGTCGCTGTCGTCCGCCAGCGTGATGCCGCGCCGGCGGACAAAGGATTCGGCTGTGGTCAGCAGACCGCGCATATAAAGCTCCTGTTGATCAGCGCACGACAAAATGCCAAGATCAACCTTCATGTAAGTCAGACGCAGGTCTGCTGACATTCCACAGCCCCCTCTCTTACGCCTTGGCGGTCACGCTGCCGGAGCCAACGGCCACGGCCTTGCCGTCCGCGTTGACCTCAACGACCGTGATGGTCGCGCCGGTCGTGGTGCCCTTGACGGTCTTGTTCGTGGGCAGCGCCGTCCAGTCCTTCCCAAGCTTCTCACCGCTGGAGACCGGCACGGCCTGGCCGCCGACCTGATACATCAGCTTGCCGGAGCCGTTGCCCGCAACGGTGACGGTGGTGTCGCCGGAAGTGCTGGTGCCGGCCGCAGTCGTGACGATCAGCGTGCCGAGCTTTTCGTTTGCGAGATCCGGCGCGAAGGAGATCGAGGTCGTCGGCTGCGTGTTGTGGAAGTTCACAAGCACGAACGCCTCGCCGCGGGCGGGCTTGCCGTCGTAGCGGCCGATGCTGCGGAAGACGGTCATGTTCCGCAGGAACAGCGGAATGTCCGAGGACGCGATGGACATACCCTCACGCTCGACCATGCGCATCAGGCTGCCAAAGCCGCCTGCAATGTCGTTGTCGGCCATGAATTCCAGCTCAACGATATCGCCGCCGATGATGGGGAACGTGTTGTTGATGCCGGCGGCCAGAGCGGCGGAAGCATCAAAGGCCAGTGCCTTCGCCATCAGCTTAATATGCGTCTTCCGGTTCATCACCCAGAACACGCGGCCGTCCGAATACTTCGGGTCGGCGATGCCGAGCGATTCAATCAGTGTGCCGAAGAAGGCCGCGCCAGACGTGGAGTCGATATCCAGCTTGAGGATATGGCTGGAATGCAGATCGGAGAAATCGCCCTGATCATTGTTCCACCAATCGGGCTTGGCCGACGCGGCAAGGCGGGTGATAAAGCCGACCGGCATTTTCTTGCCGGTGCCGTAGACAATGGCCTTGTCCATCGCGCGGGCATTCGCCTCGCCCATGGCGTTGAGGATGCTCGTCAGCAGCTGGAGGTCGGAGTCATCCTGCAAGACGGCGTTGGAGATCGCCATATAACCGGCGAGCATATAGCCGTCCATTTCGAGCTGCGTGAAATCGAGCGTGATCTCGTTGATGTTGGCGAGCATTTCCGACCAGACGGCCTCGGCACCAGTGCCGACGATGTTCTGGCGGGCATTCCCGCGGATGGACTCACTGTGGATATACGGCCACAGCTTGGAATTCTGATATGTCAGATCGCGGAGGATCTGCATGAACTCGGTCGGGATGCCAAGTTCAGCGCCGGTCGCGCTGTTCTGCTGGGCGCGGAGCTGGCGGAAGCGCTGAAGGAATTCCTTCGTGCTGTCCTGCGCAAGCAGGGCGTCGCGCTGCTGATAGGAAAGTCCAAACCAGCGGTGCTCGGTGTCGATAATGGGCATAGGCTGCACACTCCTTTTATGATTTGTTGCGCCGGGGTCATTGTCCGGCTGAGAGGCCGTAGGCGGCGTCTGCGCGTCCTCCAGACTGCGGATCTCATCGTTGATCGCGTCGATTGCCTGCTGCACGCGGGCAATCTCTGCGGCATTCGTGCTGCGCTCCTGCTCAAATGCGTCCACAGCCGCCGAAACGACGCTGCGTTCCTCGTCGGTCTGCGCGTCTGCAATGTCACGTTCGAGATCTGCCTCGCGGGCGGCAAAACCGGCGCGGGTGGTCTCAAACGCCTGAAGCTCAGCCAGCAGCGGAGTCAACCGGCTGCGCAGCATCAATACTTTCAGTGCCATTTACTCTGTACCTCCAAGTTTCTTTTTCATCTCGCTGCGCCATGCCTCGGCGCGGCGGCGTTCGATTTCGGCCAGATCCTGCTTGCGGGCGCTGACGGACGTCTCCGTGTAGGCCGGAAACGTACAGACAGACACCTCGTAGAGAGGATCGACCTCTTCAATTTCCCAGCGGCATTTCCCGCCGCCGAGATCCACAAAGGTTTCACGCTTGATGTCAAATCCAAACGAGCACTGATCAACGTCACCCCGCTGGACGCGGGCGTAGAGGTTCATGGCGTCGACGTCGTCCCGATTGATTCTGATGCTGCCCCAGAGACCCCGCTCATCCTGCCGCAGCGTCAGCGTGCCGGCCTTCGTCCGGCCGAGCACAAGGCTGGAATCGTGGTTGATGAGCGCCCGGACGTCTCCGGAGACGGAATTGGTAAAAGCGCCCGGCTTTACGATCTCGCTCGCGCCTTCCCACAGCGGGTATTCGCTGTTGAAAACGGAGAAATAGCCCTCGATGAACAGATCATCGTTGGCTGCGCGCGTCTGAAATCGCTGGGCTACGCAGCGCACCTGCCGCTGCTGGCGTTCATTCGGCATTGCCGTCGCCTCCTTCTAGTTTTTTCTGATTGCCGATCATGCCGCGGGGAATGTAGTTTTCGAGGATGACCAGTTCGTTCAGGCCCTTGCGCGGGCTGAGGCCGAGCCAATCGCGGGCCTCGTTGCCGTCCATCAGGCCGCGGATGTACTGATCGTCGGCCACGCTGGCCAGCTCCTGCAGTGTGTAGCTGTAAAGCCGGCGTGTGGACATCTGGAAATACATCTCCTCGGAGATCAGCAGTTTTCGCGTCAGCTCCTGGCAGATGATGTTGGAGATCGTGACCGCCGTGGTGCGGATCATGTGGTTGTGCTCCGCATCGGAATAGCTGCCGACGCCGACCATATACGGCGTCACACCGACCAGCGACGCAACCTCGCGTTTGTCCAGCTCTACGCTGTCCTTGATGGCGAGATCCGTCAAACTCAGGGGCTTGACCTGCTGCACCTCCATCAGCTCTGCTGGGATCACCCACGGCTCGCCTGCGGAGCTGCCGGACATATACTGGTCGACCAGCCGTTTGCGGCCTGCTTCGTCGGCAAATTCATCGGCCAGCGCATCCACCTTGACGATCACGCTCGGCTTCCACTTGTCGGACATAAAACCCTTTTTCGTGGCGGCCGCCTGCCGGAGATTCGCGGTCACATCCCGGAGACTGATTCGCAGGCCGATTCCCTGCCAGGGCTGCGCCGGGTCGGGCCAGCGTTTGAAATGGAGTACGCTGTCGGCCGCATAGCGCCGTCCCTGCCACATGACATAGTAGGTCAGGCCGTTATCGTCGCTCAGCGCATACGCGCCTGGCATCGGCTCTAGTTCGCTCAAAAGTCCGCGCTCCGTGTGCGGCAGGAGGAAGGCACTGCCGGTCGAGGTCGTCAGCATCGTCCAGACGATCCAGGAGATCAAATCCTTGCGCGTTCCGTGCCGCCACGGGGAAATGTCCATGAAGCGCGCCAGCTGATTGCGGACGCGGACGTCGCCGTCATCGGTGTTCCGCATGAGCTGGATTGTAGCGTTCGAGATGATATCAGCGAGGCCGCCGATGGCGGCAAGCACATCCGGACTGTCAATTAACCGGGTATAACCGGGAACGGCCAACGTATCAGCGTCGATCGCGCCGATCATCCATTTTTGCAGCGCTGGGTCCATCCCTCTGCGCTGCGGCTTCACTCTCAATCTGCATCACCGTCCTTGTCTTTCTTGTCATACCAGCCTGCCGCCTTATTGCTGGCGGTCAGATCTTCGAGATAAGCGCAAACCGCAAACACCGAGGCATCAAAGAGGTCGATGCGGAGGTTTGGCTCGATTTTTTGATACATGACCATGTCGTCAGCCTTCTCAATGCCGGCGACATTCTGCACGCAGTACTCATAGGGTTCGGCGTGCATGTAGTAGAGCGTGCCCTTCTTGGCACTGGCCTCCAGATAGCGGAAGCCCTCGGACTTCCGCGTAAACAGCTGCGGCTGATCCTTGATCGGGAAGCGCTCCTTCTGCATCTCCACGAAATACTCGCGGCAGAATTTTCGGTCGTGGCCGATGCGGCGGATCTTAAACCCATCGGCGCGCAGTTTTTTGTACCATTGCACCACATCGTGGTGATTCGTGACCTTGTCGTTGGTCATATCCAGCCAGCCGTCCTCCTGCCAACCGAACAGCGGGATTTGATCCTGCTGCGCCTTGACGATGGCGGCCGGCCGCGGGAACCATGCGTGCGGAATGATGATGTCTACGCCTTTGTAGTGGCCGAAGAGGCAACCGGCCGTCAGGTCATGCAGCTTCGAAAGGTCTGTGCCGCCATACCAACGGATAGGCAGCTTCGCGAGTTGCCGATAGTTCCAGTCGTACTTCTCGTCGCTCTTGCGGAACTCTTGGATATCAAACCATGCCTTGATCGCGTTCGTTGTGACGTTCAGCGACTTGTTGAGAAACTCCGGCCGGAGCGCCGGGTTTTCAGCGGCCATGGCCGCATCGTTGATCATGTCCTGCGGGCGGATGGAGTAGCCCCAGCCCGGCGAGGCTGCTTTCAGCACAGCCGGATCATGCAGGTCAACGTCACCGTTTTCCAGTGTCGGCGCGGAGCAGAGAAAACAAAAGATGCTGTCGGCCGCGTCACCCGTGACCGTCCCGCGCAGAATTTTCCGGCAGTATTCGAGATGGGCGAGCAGGAAGCCTCTGGCGTTCGGACCGTTAGACGAGATCACGATGACGAGCTTGTTTGTGTACGCCTTCGTCGCGTCCTTCAGGATCTGATACTGTTGCGGGCTTTTGTAGGTGTGCGCTTCGTCCGCGATGACGATGTTGCAGTTAAAGGAGTCCTGCTTGTCAGGATTCGCGGCCAGCGCATCGATGGAGACCATGCCGCTGCCGATATCGCCGGAGATCGACCGCTCGGCATTGTTGTCGATGACGCGAAGCCCCTGCACAGGATCGTCGTCCGTCGTAATTTGCAAACGAGCCAGGTTGTATTTAAGAAAATTGAAAACCTCTTTCGTCTGCCTAAGCGCACCGCCTACGGCATAAACCTTGGAACCGCTGGCTCGTTCATGCAGCGCCAGCGCAAACGCGAGCGCTGCAGCAAAGGTCGTCTTGATGTTTTTTCGGGGGATGAAGTCGACGGCCTCCTTGAAGCGCCGGATGTTCGTCCCTGGGGCATAAAAGCCGAGAAGGTTGTAGACGATGAACTTGTGATAAGGGAGAAGTAGGAACGGCGTGCCGCGCAGCGGCGTTGCGTCCAAAAATTCTCCCTGCTGGTGGCAGAGCATTGTCTCGATGATGGCGATGATGTCGTTGGCCGGTTCCGTGCGGAACTCCCATTTTCCACGGTCGATGTCTGCAACGTATCGCTTGCAGGCGAGCACAGCATCCTCGCACAACCCGGACTCTCCGGACAGGACGGATTCCACGAAGGAGTCCACCTCGCGCTGATACTGCGGGCCATGCTCAACAGCGTGGTCGTGCGCTGCGGCAAGCATTTGCTCGATCCTGCTGTTGCCGAGGGCAGAGGGCTGAAGCTTCGACCTGGCCTTATTCAGGCCGGTCGGCGTCAAGCCGAGCTGATTGCGGAGCGACTGCACCGTCGCGCGCAGATCTTCGACCGCCGTCCAGTATGGGCTTTTGGCCGTGTACTCCGCGCCGGTCTTGTTGACCATGGTGCAGATCCGCTGCCCGCCCTGTTTCTTCCACTCCTTCTCTGCGCGGGAGAGTTCGCGTTCCGTCTTGGCCAGCTGCTTGATTGTCGGCTCAAATATCTCGTTGTAGGTTCCGACCAGCTCCATGTCCTTTCGGATCATGTCCTCTCTGGCCAAGTGCTCACCTCCCGCATGCCGGAGACTCTGCCAGGCCCGGCGGCTCCGGGCCCAGTTAGGAGGATCTGAGAAGGCAATGGCGACGTTCCCAATGTCGCTGCTGCCTGGCACAGCCTCCGGCGTTTCGCGCAGGCGCGTCGTTTGCGCCCGCACCGCATGATTCAATTCTCGCGCGCACCCGCGCGCCTCGGACCTCTTGCTTTACCCCCTCCGCCCGTTTTCCCGCCGTCGGAAAAGGG